GGTAATGTTAGTGGTACTACTTTGTCAACAACTTGCGGTGCAGTTGCTGGAGCAATCGCTCAAGTTATTGCATCAGGTGCAACACAACCAATCTTTCCATCTTGGTCAGGAACTGGAGATTATGAATTTTATTATCTTCAAGATATGTTATGGCCTGAAAGAGCAACTTTATCGGCAATGACATATGGTGAGAGTATGGTACATGCTACAAGAGTTATTAGAAATAATGCTAACCAATTTTTATATGATTATTTACCAGCTGCAGTTACAGGAGGAACATTATCTGCTTTAGGATATGTTAGTGAAAATCCAGTATATTTGTGTAACGGTATTTTTATAAACACAGACTATGGTTATGAATCTTATGTTCAAGTTGATGGATTTTCTGCGTGGACATGGAATAGTGTAACATCCGCAGGTACTTGGACTGATTTAACTTCTGATTATCTTTCGGGATTATTGAGTTAATATGTGTTCAACAGATTGTAATTATTTTATAATAACCAATAACAACCTCAACAAATACGGAAACTCCAACTAATACTCAAACCACTACAACAACATAAATCTTATTTAAGAAATAAAATAAGATTACTTTATAAAATTAGAGAAAATCGTAGTATTTATTAAATAAATAACATTTAAGATGGCATGTAGCAAATATACCTTAACAAATACAGGTTCCACAATTGTGAACTTTAATTATAGAAGATGTGATGACTCTCTTTGGGAGTATCAAGTTGAATTAAATCCAAATCAAACAAAGAATATTTGGGTAATTAACGGGACGTATACAATTTCTCCTGTTTATACTAGTTCAGTTTCTTTGATTAATCAGGGGTCTTTCCCTCCAATTAGTGAGACTGCGACTCCGACACCAACAAATACTCAAACTCCGACTAATACACCAACAGTAAGTATAACTGCATCAAACACATCAACTCCAACACCAACTCCAACTAACACTGAAACTTCAACACCAACTCCAACTAACACCGAAACTCCAACACAAACCCAAACTAACACACAAACTCCTACAAACACTCCAACACCAACTAATACACAAACACCAACTAATACACAAACACCAACAAATACTCAAACTCCAACTAACACCGAAACACCAACTAATACACCGACTCCTACAAACACTCCAACACCAACTAATACACAAACACCAACTAATACACAAACGCCAACAAATACTCAAACTCCAACTAACACCGAAACACCAACTAATACACCGACACATAGTTAATAAAATTAAAAATAATATATTTCAAAAAACCCTCTACTTTTGTGGAGGGTTTTTTATTTTTAATACAAAATAGACATTAATGAAAATATTCGTTCAAATTGCGTCCTACAGAGACCCACAGTTAATACCAACAATAAAAGACATGTTGGAAAACGCCAAGAAACCTAAAAATTTAGTATTCTCAATTGCAAGACAATTCGCAGAAGAAGATGGGTTTGATAACTTAGATGAATATAGAGATGACAAAAGATTTAAAATCTTAGACATTCCTTATCAAGATGCAAAAGGTGTTTGTTGGGCAAGAAACCTAACACAGCAACTTTATGATGGAGAATCATATACACTACAAATTGACTCTCATATGAGATTTGTCAAAGATTGGGATGATATCTTAATCAAGATGATAAAGGGTCTACAAAAGGATGGGTACAAGAAACCTCTACTTACGGGCTATGTCCCATCTTTCGACCCTGAAAATGAACCAGCAGGTAGAGCGCAAGATGCTTGGAGAATGGCCTTCGATAGATTCATTCCTGAAGGTGCGGTATTCTTCTTACCTGAAACAATTCCAGGTTGGAGAGAAATGAAAAAACCTGTTACATCAAGATTCTATTCTGCTCACTTCTGTTTTACTTTAGGAGAATTTTCAAAAGAAGTTCAACACAACCCTGAATATTATTTCCACGGAGAAGAGATTTCAATTGCAGCAAGAGCTTATACATGGGGTTATGATTTATTTCACCCACACATTCCTGTTGTTTATCACGAGTATACTCGTAAAGGTAGAACTAAACAATGGGATGATGATAAAACTTGGGGTCAAAAAAATACTCACTCTCACTTAACAAATAGAAAATTATTTGGTATGGATGGTGAAACTCAACAAGGACATGATGGACAATACGGATTTGGTACTGTTAGAAGTTTAAAAGATTATGAAAAATATTCGGGTTTATTATTTGAAAAAAGAGCAGTAGACAAACATTGTTTAGACAAACAATATCCACCAAGTCCTTATAATTTTGAAACTGAAGAAGATTGGAAAAATTCATTCTCAACAATATTCAAACATTGTATTGATATTGGATATACACAAGTTACTGAAACTGATTATGACTTTTGGGTTGTCGCATTCCACAATGGTTCTGACGAAACATTATATAGAAAAGATGCCGACAAGAATGAAATTGCAGGATTTATGAGAGACCCTGATAAGTATTGTAAAGTTTGGAGAGAATTCCCAACAACAGAATTACCTTCTTATTGGGTAGTTTGGCCTCACTCAGAATCAAAAGGATGGTGTGATAGGATAACTGGCCAATTAAATCACAATGTTATTAGTTAATGAAATTTAATGAAATCCCTAAGTTTATTGTAAATTTGGATAGACGACCTGATAGGTTAGAAGAAATTACAAAGGAAATGGAATATCTCGGATGGGATTTTGAAAGATTTCCTGCGATAGATACTAATTCTTATATGGGTATTACCAAATCAACTTTTGAAATCATTAAAATTGCAAAAGAAAAAAAATATCCTCGTGTTATGATTATTGAGGATGATTGTGGTTTTATGCCATATGCAAAAGATTTACTTCAAAAAATAGAAGATAGTTATCCTAATTTAGAATTTGCAATGTTTAATTTGGCACCAACTCAAAATAGAGAAATTTCTGTTAGCAAGGAATATGATTTATTATTAGACATGACTAACTTACCTGAACCTAGTGAAGGTGAAAATGCTCGTGGTATCTATGCTGCAAATATGGTAATTTATGACCAATCAATTTACGATGATATCTTTGATATTGGTTTGACGGCATTTACCAGTGGAGATTATTTCCATGCGTTAGACGATTATACATTTAAATTTATTGTACAAAAACATCAAAGTTATTGTCCAATATTACCAATAGCGCCTCAAAAAGTTGGTTACTCAAACATATCTGAAGGTATGTATAGTAATTGGTATATGCAAACCTATAACTGGAATAGGTGGTGCCCAACTAAAATCCCTGGAGAATTTATGGACCAATATAAAGTCCAAGAAATGAAAGATAACGGGGAACATAAAGAATTTTATTATGTCAGTTAAATTTATAACATCAATTTACAGTGACCTATATGGTACTGAATTCGGAGGTAGACCAAATAGAGGGGGACATTATAGGTATAGTTTGTTGTCACTTTTAAAGATGACAGATGCGGATTTCCTATGTTATACTTCAGATAGAGAATTACCTTCATTAGAAGAGTTTTTTTATGTCGAATACTCAATTCCAAAAGATAAACTTAAGTTTCAAGTTTTTGATATTGGAAATACAAAATTTAAAGATTTAATTAATCAATATAAAAATATTGAGGAAACTAAAAATGGAGACAGGTGTGTTGAAGTTCAATACAGTAAGTTCCATTGGTGGTGGAACGAAGATAAATCTTATGATTATTATTATTGGATTGATGCTGGATTATCCCATTGTGGATTGATTCCTTTAAAATATCTAACAAATGAACATATCCAACAAAGATATTATGAAAGTAGTTTGTTTAATAATGATTTTTTAAAGAATCTTATTGAGGATACGAGTGATAAGTTTTTAATTTTAGGTAAAGAAAATGATAGAAACTATTGGTCAGGTACTGTAGATAGAAAATGGTATACTGAATACGATAGAAGTATTCATGTGATTGGTGGTATGTTTGGTGGACACAGAGATAAGTGGGACGAGGTTGTTAATTTATTTGAAGACTATATTCAAAAAATAATATCTGAGGATAAAGGAATCCCTCACGAAGAACACGTTATGACTTTAATGTATTTTAACCATTTAGATTTATTTGTTAGAAAACATTTCGATATTTGGTGGTGTAGGGACAACGCACCTAGAGGAGTTGATGAAGAACTCTTCTTAAACAATAAAAGCTTCTATAGAATATTAGAAGAATTTAATAGAATTTATGAGTAATATAACATTAGTAACAGGTATTTGGGATATTGGAAGAGGTGAATTGACCGAAGGATGGTCAAGACCTTATCAACATTATTTAGATAAGTTTGAAAAACTTTTAGAGGTTGAAGAAAACTTAATAATCTTTGGAGACGAAGAATTAAAAGAATTTGTTTTTGAAAGAAGAAGTTCTAAAACCACTCAGTTTATTGTAAGGCCATTAAGTTGGTTTACTAATTCAGAGTTTTTTCCAATGATTCAAAAAATAAGAACAAATTCAGAATGGTATAATCAAGTTGGTTGGTTAAAAGAATCTACTCAAGCAAGATTAGATAACTACAATCCATTGGTTATGTCTAAAGTTTTTTTATTACATGACGCCAAAATAATGGACCAATTTGATTCAGAATATATGTTTTGGATTGATGGTGGTTTAACAAATACAGTTCATCCAGGATACTTTACTCATGATAAAGTATTAAATAATTTATCAAAATATATTTCAAAATTTTCATTTGTTAGTTTTCCATATGGTGCTGAGACTGAAATACACGGATTCAATTATCCTAAATTAAATGCTCTTGCTGGAGCCAAAGTCACCAAAGTTTCTAGAGGAGGATTTTTTGGTGGACCAAAACATACAATAGGAGACATCAATGGAATTTATTATGGGTTACTTAAATCCACATTAGAAGATGGATACATGGGTACTGAAGAATCAATTTTCAGTATTATGACTTATAAACATTCGGATATGATTAACTATTTTGAAATTGAATCAAATGGTTTAATCGGAACATTTTTTGAAAATTTAAAAAACGATGAGCTCAAAGTTAAAAGTGAAAATACAGAAAAAGTTAGTAATACTTTGGACCCAAACAAAGTTGGATTGTATGTTATTACATTCAATAGTCCAAAACAATTTAGAACTCTTATTGATTCTATGTTGGCATATGATAAGGACTACATATTAAAAACTAAAAAGTTTTTGTTAGATAATTCAAGTGACTTATCAACTACCGAAGAGTACTTAACAATTTGTGAAGAATTTGGATTTGAACATATTAAGAAAGATAATTTAGGTATATGTGGTGGTAGACAATGGATTGCCGAACATTTTGATAAAACCGATTTAGATTATTATTTATTCTTTGAGGATGATATGTTCTTCTTTCCAAATGAAGGGACATCTTGTAGGAATGGATTCAATCGATATGTTTCCAATTTATATACAAAGTCTTTAGAAATTATTAAGAAAGAAAATTTTGATTTTTTAAAGATGAATTATTCTGAGTTTTATGGGGACAATGGAACTCAGTGGGCTTGGTACAATGTTCCTCAACATGTAAGAGATGAGTTTTGGCCAGGTAAACCAAGACTTCCAGAAATGGGACTTGACCCTAATGCTCCAAAAACAGAATTCAATGCTGTGTTATCTCACAAGGGTGTTCCATATGCGGTTGGTGACGTTTATTATTGTAATTGGCCTCAGATTGTTAGTAGACCAGGAAATAAAAAAATGTTCTTAGATACAACATGGGCACACCCGTTTGAACAAACATGGATGAGTCATATGTACCAATTGGTTAAAAAAGATGAACTATACCCTGGTTTATTACTTATGACACCAACAGAACACGATAGATTCGAACATTATAACAGAGAGTTGCGTAAAGAATCATAACAGTATATTTATTGTTATGGAATTTTATATTAAAAAGAACGCAACTTTACCTGTATTAAAAATGCAGGTTGTAAAAGACGGAAGGTCTGGTTATTTGCAACTTATGCAAGACTTGGAAGTTTCTACTATATTTTTTACTATGATTGAGGTAGAAACAGGGATTCCTAAAATTGTTTCAGCTCCTGCTGAAATTGTTAATCTAATTTTACCTGAGGGTGCAGACCCCGAGTATTACATTTATTTTAAATTCTCTGCAAGAGATACAAATACTCCTGGTAGATACCAAGGTCAATTTTTAATTAAAAACGACGAAGGAAATTTAATTCTTCCAATCAGAGAAGAACTTTATATTAATGTTCAAGATAGTTTTATTTCAGAAACTGCTTGTTGTTAATTTGATTAACCAATTTAATTTTCTATATTTATGTAAGATGAGTAAGGTAAACTTCACAACAATGTGATTGCCAATAAACCACTCGTATATTACATATGTTTACAGACCAAGATATTGAATCGTTCCTACATGGAAACGACCCCGAAGAATTTATAGTCGCTATCGAATACGACTATCGCGAGAACTGCATTTACAAAATCAAAGAAATCCCTGGTAAAGGAAAAGAAATCCGAAAAGATACATTCACACCATTTGCGTGGGTTGGTGACTTGCGTGAGATTAACTTTTATAATGGTTCAAAAGCAGCTCAGAAAGATGCTATGACCAAACATGGTATCATGATTGAAAAGTTAGAAACCCATGGTAATGAGAGATTACAAAAGGGTATGACTTTCATGGTTAAATCCTTAAAAGGTTACAGAGAACTAATCCAATTCTTTAGAGAAGGTGGATGTGACCCGTGGGGTGATAAGACTAAAGATAAGGTTTTGGTTCTACCTCCCGTAGAACAATATTTAATTTCAAAAGAAAAAAGACTATTCAAAGGTTTTGAAAACTATGAAGAGGTTACTCGTCTTGTATTTGACTTAGAGACGACTGCACTTGAACCTAAGGACGGTCGTATCTTCATGATTGGAATTAAAACCAATAAAGGTTACCACAGAGTAATCGAATGTATGGATGAATCTGAAGAGAGAAATGCCATCATAGAATTCTTCAAGGTAATCAATGAACTTAAGCCAAGTATTATTGGTGGTTATAACTCAGCGAACTTCGACTGGCATTGGATATTCGAAAGATGTAGAATCTTAGGTATCGACCCAAAGAAGATTTGTAAATCATTACACCCCGAACATTCTTTCACAAGAAAAGATAGTATGTTGAAACTTGCAAATGAGGTTGAGAACTTTACTCAAACTTCTATTTGGGGTTACAATGTAATTGATATTATTCATGCCGTTCGTAGAGCTCAAGCTATTAACTCAAGTATTAAAGCTGCGGGTTTGAAATACATTACCCAATTCATTAACGCTGAAGCTCCTGACCGTGTATATATTGACCATTCAGATATTGGTCCATTCTACACAAAGAAAGAAAACTATTGGTTAAACATTCAGAATGGTAAGTATAAGAAAGTCGGTGTTGATTCTAAGATTGATGACGCCTGTTCTAAACGTTCAGATGTTTATAATCAGATTGCTGGTGATAAGTTAGTCGAGATGTATCTTGATGATGACTTAGACGAAACTCTAAAGGTTGACCAAGAGTTTAATCAAGGCTCGTTCTTGTTGGCTGCGATGATTCCAACAACTTATGAAAGAGTATCCACAATGGGTACTGCAACATTATGGAAAATGTTAATGTTAGCTTGGTCTTATAAACACGGACTTGCAATACCTGCAAAAGAATCCAAGACAGACTTCGTAGGAGGTCTTTCTCGACTACTTAAAGTTGGTTATAGTAAGAACGTACTTAAGCTCGATTTCTCGTCTCTATACCCTTCTATTCAATTAGTACATGATGTATTTCCTGATTGTGATGTAACAGGTGCGATGAAAGGTATGTTGAGTTACTTCCGTAACACTCGTATCAAATACAAACAACTTGCCGAAGAGTTTTATAATGTTGACCGTAAGAAGTCTGAATCATATGGTAATAAACAATTGCCAATTAAAATTTTCATTAACTCGATGTTCGGTGCTTTATCAGCTCCTCAGGTTTATGCTTGGGGTGACATGTATATGGGGGAACAAATCACTTGTACAGGTAGACAATACCTTCGTCAAATGATTAGATTCTTTATGACTAAAGGTTATGTTCCATTGGTAATGGATACGGATGGTGTGAACTTTTCTACTCCTGATGAGGCGAACGACAGAGTTTATGTTGGACGTGGATTGAATTGGAAGGTTGAATTAGGTAAAAAATATTATGGACCTGAAGCTGATGTTGCTGAGTATAACGATATCTTTATGAGAGGTGAGATGGCTCTTGATACCGATGGGGTATGGCCATCTTGTATTAACTTGGCTCGTAAGAATTATGCTGTTATGGATTCCAAGGGTAAAATTAAGTTAACGGGTAATAGTATTAAGTCAAAGAAACTTCCATTATATATTGAGGCGTTTTTAGATAAGGGTATTAAAATGTTATTACAAGGTAATGGTAAGGCCTTCGTTGAATATTATTATGAATACCTTCAAATCATATTTGATAAAAAAATTCCATTAAGTAAGATTGCCCAAAGAGCTAAAGTTAAATTAAGTCTTGATGACTATAATAAAAGGTTAACCACAAAGACTAAATCTGGTAACAGTATGAGTAGAATGGCTCACATGGAATTAGCATTAAAAAATAATTTAAATGTGAATTTAGGTGATGTTATTTTGTATGTTAACAATGGAACTAAGGCGTCTCAGGGTGATGTTCAAAAGATGACTGTAAAGCAAATTAAAGATACGAATGCATATAACTCCCTTATGAATCCTAAGTCAAAACCTGTAACTGATGGTGTTATGGTAAACTGTTATATGTTGGATAAAGATATATTGGATAACGACCCTGACTTAACTGGTGATTATAATGTACCAAGAGCAATTGCAACATTCAATAAAAGAATTGAACCTTTGATGGTTGTATTTAAAGACGAAGTTAGAAATGGTTTAATTGTTGATAATCCTCAAGATAGAGGAATCTTTACAACAACTCAGTGTGAACTTATTAATGGACACCCATTGGATGAGGGTTCTCAAGATAAGTTACAAGAAGATGTCTTAGATATAACTGAACAAGAATTAAACTATTGGGAAAGACGAGGTCTTAAACCAGATTATATGTATGATTTAGCCGAAGAAGGTTGGGAAGAAAAATTAGGATTGCTTCAATCCGTCTGAAGATAGGATATACCAATTTCCACTCATAAATCTAAATTCAATACAAGCATACTTATCAGCAACTATTTCATCATAGTCTTCATCGATTTTACCGATGTCTGGTTTGATTGTAAGTCTTGTCATTGATTTAACCACAATATGGTCTGTTGTTTTAGAATTTAAAATAACTGTAGATTCAGAAACATCTTTAATTACAATACAAGACTCTCCGTTTGTTGTATAATCTTTTTCAGATACTATAGAAATTTCTGAGGTATCTACGACAAACCCATTAATTACTTTTCTTGATGGTATTGTTTTTAGTATTGCCATAAAATTAAATTACATATATTTGACGAGGCATTGCTCTGAACTTCATTTGCTTGTTCAAGTTTTCCGCAATTAATGCTTCTCGTTCCATTACTTTATCGGGTCTCATTCTTGTCAACCATCCTTCAGCTCCTGTTAGTTCGTCTATTAATTTGGTCTTTTCGTCTTTAGCCTCAGTAAGTAAACTCTGATAATCCATTATAATTTCAGAATCAGGTGTCTTTAAGTTACCACTATATTTACCTCTGACTCTTGCCAAAGTTTCTTTGCAATAGGCTGTAAACCATCTTCTTACCCATTGTTGACCAGGTACGTTTAAGTCCTCCCAACTAAGTGATTCGATTGGAACATCTGTAGGTAGTTTAATAATATCAGGATTGTTTTTGAGACAATCAGCTCTACTATCAGGTTCAACATCATAGTACCAATACCATACGGCTTTACCCACGTATTGACTATAACTTGACCAGTTAAATTTACCACCAGGTGTATTCATTAAGTGAATTAACTTTTTACCGTCAGGTAATCCTGTTATTCTATATGTCATTGAACCTCCTAATATTCTATTAAGAATATTTGATTCTTGCATTCTGATTAAATAATCAAAACCTGACATCATAAAATAAGAACCTTGATTACCCATTTGAGCAAATCCCGCTTGGTCGGCACCTAATCCGATACCACCAAAACCACCAGCCATTCCACCAATTCCAAACGCAGTCCAAGGTTGGTCACTAAACCATAATAGCTCGTTAACTTCTCTACCTGCAGGAATTTCATATGTTTGAACGTTCTTTTCAAGAACAAAATAATCTTTCTTTAAAACCCAAGGACCTTCAGTTTGAAGACCCACAATTTTAGAATATGCGTAACTAAACTGTTGTTCAAAATCCATAGTTCTTGTAACTAACGCTCTTGCAACAGACCTTTCATTCATATTCAAGTTAACTAAGTTAACCCATTGAGAATCAATTAACCATTGTAGGATATACTCTTCGTAATCCCCAATTGCTAACTCCATTAACGAATCCATCATTTCATCTTCAAGTTCAACACTTCTTAGTGGTGCACCTAACTGATGTTTGATTCTCGTATATATCCTACTTCTTTCTGGTTCTGGTAATACTGCCATGTCAATAAATATCTTAACTATTCTATTTTATGAATTAATGAACTCTCATTAAACACATATTGATTATGATTTTTAATCGGGTTGTTTTCAAAAATCAAAATCTCGTTTGATTTTGTATTAATAAATATCAACCAATCAACATCGTACGGTTTAACATTTCCTGTATCTTTTACAGTAATTTTTCCATCTTCGTTTATTATTCTTGAAAATGGTTTAACCTGAGCGGTATATCTTGTTTCATTTAAAGTAATTGTTAAATCAACACCAAGGAGTGCGTCGGTTTTTTGACCATGTCCTCCAGTCTTTTCAAGTTTTGCGGAATCCCCAAAATATTTTTCAATTTTAATTAAAACATCATCTTCAGATTTTTGTCCTCTATCCCACAATTTTTTTAATACTTTAATTATGTTAATAAACTCCTCGTTGTTTTTTGTGAATATTTCTGTTTTGAAATGATACAACGCATTCATTAATCTGTTAATCTCTTTAATGGTTCTATTTTCTTTTTTAGAAAAATCAAATTTCTTTTCAGGTCTACCTATTTTTTCAATTTGAGTATTAATTGCTTTGGTTAATAAACAAAAAGTGTTGAAGTTTGTGTTTAGGTTATTTAAAATAGACCTTCCTTCTTTAGACTCTAATCCATAAAACCCTGACATTTCTTTATTTGTACTATCAACCCAAAATTGACTAAACACTTCTTTTAAAGCATTAGTTACTCCGTCTTGGTATATTCTCTTAATGTTTGAATTATTAATAAGTTCTCTGTAGAATTGAACTTCCTTGGCGTCACAAAATTTTGCCTCTTTGGATTCTGTTATCAACTTTTCTAACTTAACGGATTCTACTAATTTAGTTTCCGTTTTCATTTCATATAACTTGGAAACAAATTCCCAGTTTACAACTTTCCAAAAGTTAACAATATATTCGTCTCGCTTGTTTCTATACTTCAAGTAGTAAGCGTGTTCCCATAAGTCTAACCCTAATATTGGAAACCCACCACCTTCAATCACATTCATTAAAGGATTGTCTTGATTTGGAGTCGACATAATCTTTAATGTGTTCTTGGCAGTAAGGACTAACCATACCCACCCTGAACCGAATCTATCTTTGGCAACAGTATCAAATTGTTTCTTGAACGCAGTGAAACTTCCGAATTGTTTTGTGATTTTTTTAAGTAATTCTCCTTCTAATTTCTTTGGAGTTGGTGTTAACATATTCCAAAACAATGCGTGGTTAAATGCTCCTCCTGCGTTGTTTCTTATTGTTTTATCAAAACGACTTATTGTTTTGATTATTTGTTCTAACTCTAAATCCCCGTATTTCTTTTTATTTAAAGCGTCATTCAATTTATCCACATATCCCTTATAATGTTTGTTATAGTGAAAGTTCATTGTCTCGGGGTCAATAAACTGTTTCAGGGCTGAGTAAGAATAGGGTAATTTTTCTATTCCTATTTTTTTCATTTCGTTAATCAACAACTCTTTTTCTTTTGTGATGTGGTTTTCAAGTATTTGTGTTTCGAGTTGTTGGATTTTCTCTTTTATTTTTTTCATAATTTTGGATTATCCATTTCATATAAATAATCCAGATTTTCTTTAACGACGCATTTCATTAATTCTATTCAAAATTTCTTCGGCAGCATCGGCCGTATTTTGATTGTCCCCCATAACTGTGGCAATCACTTGTTTTTTATTATTTAATATGTCGTAGATAATTCCTTCGATTGTGTTTTCGAATATGGGGTAGTAAACTAATACATTGTTTTTTTGACCGTATCTGTAAGCTCGGTCTTCTGCTTGGGCGTGGTCTGATGGTAAGAATGATAAGTCGTTCATAATAACTGCCTCACCAGCGGTGAGAGTAAGTCCGACACCTGCCGCTTTAATATTACCAACAAATACTTTAACTTTATCATTTTCTTGGAATCCGTCAACGCTATGTTGTCTTTCGGGTTTTGACATTGACCCATCTAACTTAACCGCAGTTTTACCAAAGTGTTCACATATCTTATTAAGTGAGTCAGTAAAGTTACAAAAGATGATTACTTTCTTTCCCTGTTCAACAATGTTTTCCGCAAGTTCTATTGTTTGAGCAATCTTCTCGTCGGCAATAACTTGTCGTATCTTAGTTAGTTTGGTAAATTGAACTGTAAGTGATTTTGATTCTTCTGGATTTTTATCATACCAATCATAATACTCACCCATTATTTCTTCATACATTTTAGATTTTAATCTAAGATATACTGGTGTGATTATTTTATCTGGTAAATCAAGAACATTTTCTTTAAGTCTTCTTAATGTAAGTCCTGTGGTCCTGTCTCTTAATTCTTCAAGATTTGAAGCTCCCATAACATTCCACACTTTTCTTCCACCAACATTGAATTGGTATCCTTGACAATATCTGATAGCGTAAGCCATCCAGTTTTTTGCCACAGGAGATTCAATTAAACTTAACAAATTGAAATAATCAATTGGTCTTGATGTCATTGGTGTTCCTGTTAGTAACCAAAGTCGGTCTACTTTCTTAACGAGGTCGTTAATTAATTTTGTTCTTTGGGCTGTAGCGTTTTTGATATAGTGTGCTTCATCAACGACCACCAAATCAAAATTGGCATCAAGAATTTGCGATTCGCCTTTCTTTTTTGTATCATGGAAATTTTTTATAATATCATAGTTTATTATTACAAAGTCAGCATCCGTACTAAAGTTTTTACCTTCAGCGATATAAACTGGTTTGTCTGAATAATTTTCAATCTCTCTTTTCCAGTTAATTTTTAAAGTTGCTGGACAAATAATTAATACTTTCTTGGAACCTGATTCTAATGCTGCTATAATAGTAGAAGTAGTCTTTCCAAGACCCATATCATCTGCAAGTATGAATTTTTTATTTTCAACCAATTTTTGGATAGCTTCTTTTTGATGTTCAAGAGGAGGACGATGAGAATATTTTTCATAGTTTATTACAACGTTTTTAACTGTGTTGTCTTTAATAATTGCTGCTTTAGGTAACCAAAAATCATGTAGTTGTTCTGATTCGGTTATCTTACCCCAAATATGGAACGCCTTTTCTTTTTCTGCTAATAGTTTTTCTACCCAAACCTTTTCGGGAATTTCGGTCATAAGTTTATCGTCTGCAAGTTTCTGTGCGAAATATGCATCAAGTATCACCCACTTCTTTGCAACCTTTGGTTGTTTGTCGTGGTTATTAATAATATACTCAGACTGACTCCTTGTAGGGTAAAATCTTCTATTTATTTGAGACTTTCTTTTAAGCTCAATAAGGTAGTTATTCCCTCCTTCATAAGCCTCCAAGAGAGACATTGCCTTTGATTCTAAACTAGCATCCATTAATAGGAAAAATATTTGATTTAAATATAGTTAATGTTTGAGTATTTATCAATATATGCAAAAGTTAGTCCCAATTACAAGATTAGGTAAGTTCTTCGGAGCTGAGGATTATTCGCTCGACATTGGTATGGGTGAGGAGTGGTTGCTAGGTGATATGAATTTTACTATTGTTCTTTATAGAGTAGATAGACAAAAAACAAAAATAGATGATGTTTATGGTGAGGTACTTGAAGACGGAATCCAATTCTTGGCACCTGTTGAACTTAAAGGGTTGGTGCAAATTATGGCACCTGCACATAAATTATTAGGTAATTCTAAAGTTGAACAACAGGAACCTGGTAATATGAAATTTTCTATTTATCAAAAAACTCTTGTAGATTTGGAAGTTGAGATATTCCAAGGTGATTATATTGGATATTATGAATCTGAAGATAGGGTTAGATATTATGTAGTGTCTGATGATGGATATGTTAAGTCAGACAATAAACACACTTACGGTGGATACAAACCTTTTTATAGAACTATTGTTGCCACTTATGTTAGTGAAAATGAATTTAGAGGAATTTAATAATGCCATTACCAAAACAAGTTAAACCAACATTGCCGTTAGTTCCTAAAAAAACTTTGTCTGCTCGTAGAGAGCAGTTGTTGGAATACATTAACAAAGATGGAACTTATCTACCTAAGTCAGTATTACATGCCGACTTGGATAGAGGTATGCTTGATTTTGTTAAGGGGGATTTAGAAGTTATAACCGCAGGTAAGGTAGTACCTATGGTTGATATTATTATTACAACTCAAAACTGGACTCAATATGTTGAGACCGCTTTATTTGTTGATTTAGATTATAACCCTTCTCCACCATTCATTACGGTGGTAAGAAGTCCTGAAGTTAAATTTGGAACTAATCCCGCTCTTCTATATACAATACCTAATAGAAAACAATTTTATTATGCATCTGTTCCAACTTGGAATGGTAACGAGCAAGGTATGGATATATACACAATACCACAGCCAGTACCTGTAGATATTAACTATAGTGTAAAAATTATTTGTAATAGAATGAGGGAGCTTAACGAATTAAATAAAATTATTATGCAAAAATTCTCATCAAGACAGGCATATACTTTTATTAAAGGACAATATGTTCCAATCATATTGAATAACATTTCTGATGAATCTCAGATGAGTTTGGAGTCAAGAAAATATTATGTTCAATCATATGATTTTACAATGTTAGGATATCTTATTGATGAAGATGAGTTTGAAGTTAAACCCGCAATTGCAAGAGTTTCTCAAATTATGGAGATAGATACTTCAAGTTTAAAACAAAGAAGAAATAAAAGTCCCAAAAACCCTGACGAATTTTTATCTAACTTTTATTATGTTGTTGGTAACAATACATTAAGTGATGTTGTTGCTTATACCGCAAATTTAACTTGGGCTAATTCAGTCAACGTTGAATCATATGATGTTTATATTAATGGTGACTACTATGGTACCGATGTTCAAAAAATTCAAATAACAACTAACGATGTTTTAAGGATTCAAGTTGTTAAGGAAGATAACTCTTTAGAAGCAAATATTGAGTTTGATAATATCTTAGTTTAATTTTTCTCCGTAGATATCTTTTTTTTCTTTACACTTCTCAAGTATCAAATTTTCCAAAAATTTATAAATCTTCATTCCACGATTCTCACAGTACTTTTTTAATATCTCGTGTACTTCTGGGTCTATTTTAATGTTCTTTATTTCCTTCTTAGTTTTCATAGGTAGAAAAAAGGCAGAATTTATTCATACCGTTTACAAATACATATTCAAAAGTCAAGTTTTTTGTGGTAGTAACGAATATTTATCATTAAAATAAATCTGCAATAGAATTAAATTAAATAATGGCAACAGCACAAGCAAATCAAAAAGTTTTTGTATCACCTGGAGTATACACATCTGAAACGGACCTTTCGTTCGTAGCACAGAGTGTCGGTGTTACTACCTTAGGTTTAGTAGGGGAAACAATAAAGGGCCCTGCATTCGAACCTGTTTTTATAACTAACTACGACGAGTTCCAAGCTTATTTTGGCGGAACGGAACCAGTAAAATTTGTAAACACACAAATCCCAAAATATGAAGCGGCATACATTGCCAAGTCATACTTACAACAATCTAACCAATTGTTTGTTACAAGAGTATTAGGGTTGTCGGGATACGACGCGGGACCATCTTGGAGTATTAGAGTTACTGCCAATGTTGACCCATTAACTATTGGTATAATCCCCCCAACAGGTGGAACCGCATTTACTGCAATATTCACAGGTGCTACTTCAGGTAGTACTATTGATATGATAAGTGGATTACCTACAGATGTTCAAAATAACCTAAACGTACAATATAGATTATCTGATGGTAGTACTTCTACATATCAAGATGATTTTAATTCTAACTTAGGTAATATTATTGATAACCCATCGTTTTCTGCAACAACAGTTGCATTTTATGGTTCGGTACCTTCAACAACATATTGGGGATTAGTTAGTCAATATTCAAATCAGTTAAATGTATTTGGGTCTAGTTCAAACAATCTTGATACTAACGATTTAAGTGCAGATTTAAACGACCCTTGGTATTACGCAACATTTGACAATGATGCTAATGTTAATAACAACTACGCAGGTTATTCATTTTATTATACTGTATCGTCTTTAACAACAACTGACGGTGGAGCAACTTACACAGGTACTATTGAAGGTGATGTATTCAACTTCTCAGGAACTGCATATAGTGAATATAACAACATGGTTGTAGCAACTTTACGTTCAAGAGGTGTTTCATTATACTCAAACAACGCAGACCTTGGTCAACACGGTCCTATATACGAAGTAAGTGGATTAACTGATGTTAATTTAGTTGCAACAGGACAATATTCAGGTATTACAAATTCACCATATGAAGGATTCTTACTTTCAGGTATTACTAAAGATTTTGATACTTTCTCTTTTGAAACTTCATTATCTGCCGCTTCTCCTAAGTATATAACTAAAGTGTTAGGAGCGGATAATTTTGGAAAATCAAGAAATGAAGTTCCATTATATGTTGAAGAAATATATCCTGGTTCTTTAAACTACGCATATAACCAAGGTTATATTAAAGGAATTAATCCTGAGTTAGTTGCGTTAGAAGATGCAAGAAGCGAAAATACACAATCAATCGCTTATAAAGTTGAAAAATATCAATCACCTGAAACTCCGTTCTTAGTATCTGAGTTAAGAGGTAATAAAGTTTATAGATTATTTAAATTCATTTCAATTTCTGATGGTGACGCAGCTAACACAGAAGTTAAAGTTTCAATTGCAAACTTATCATTTAACAATATGACATTTGACGTATTAGTTAGAAACTTCTTTGATACAGATGCTAACCCTGTTGTAATTGAGAAATTCACAAACTGTAATATGGACCCAGCTTCAAACAACTTTGTTGCTAAGAAAATTGGTTCATCTAACGGTGAATTTGCTTTAATTTCAAAGTATGTAATGATTGAATTAGCTGATGAGGCTCCGATAGATGCTATCCCTTGTGGATTCTACGGTTACACTCAAAGAGAATATGAATCAACTGCTAATATTTCACCAGTACCTAAATTCAAAACTAAATACTATTTTCCAGGTGAGGTTATTTATAACCCTCCATTTGGTTCAACAACAAACGCAACTGAATCTGCGGGAGATATTGTTAGAAGAGCTTACTTAGGTTTCTCTTCTCAATTTGGAATTGATGATGCGTTTTTACAATTTAAAGGTAGACAAAATCCACCTAACTGGGTTACTTCAGCATTACCTATTGCAGGTGAACCTTGGAATTATTTAAGTAAAGGATTCCACATGGACTCAGGAGCAACTGTAGTTACAATTGCAAATTCATTCCAAACAAGTGGTCAAACAGCATTTGAGTGTGGTGTTGCAGATTTCAGATTCGACCCTGAAACTCAAGAAAACCCTTACTACTTTATCTATTCAAGAAAATATACATTATGTTTCGCGGGTGGATTTGACGGATGGGATGTTTATAGAGAATTTAGAACTAACCAAGATAGATTCCAATTAGGAGCAACAGGTTATTTAGCGGGAGCTTCGTCTTCTACAAGATATCCAACAGCAACAGGTGATGGTTTATTTAAAAGAATTGTTGTCGCAAACAATACTCAAGATTTTGCTAACACCGATTACTACGCTTACTTACTTGGTATATTAACATTCGCTAATCCTGAAGCAACAAACATTAACATATTTGCAACTTCAAGTATAGATTATGTTAATAACTCAAATCTTGTTGAAGAAGCTATCGATATGGTTCAATACGCAAGAGCTGACTCTGTTTATATCGCAACAACTCCTGACTACTTAATGTATACTCCAGATGGAACTAACTCTTTAGATATTATTTATCCACAAGAGGCGGTTGATAACTTAGATAACACAGGAATTGACTCAAACTATACAGCAACTTATTACCCATGGATTTTGGTAAGAGATACTGTTAATAATACACAAATCTACTTACCTCCAACAGGTGAAGTTTGTAGAAACTTAGCATTGACTGATAATATTGCATTCCCTTGGTTCGCATCAGCGGGTTACACAAGAGGTCTTGTAAATTCAATCAAGGCGAGAGTTAAGTTGACTCAAGAAGATAGAGATACTCTTTATCAAGGTAGAATCAACCCAATCGCAACATTTGCAGATGTTGGTACAGTAATTTGGGGTAACAAAACATTACAAGTAGCTGATTCAGCATTGAACAGATTGAACGTAAGAAGATTGTTATTACAAGCTCGTAAATTAATTTCAGCGGTAGCGGTAAGATTATTGTTTGAACAAAACGACCAAATCGTTAGACAACAATTCTTAGATAGTGTTAACCCTATTTTAGATTCAATCAGAAGAGACAGAGGTTTATACGATTTCCGTGTAACAGTTTCTTCAACACCTGAAGACTTAGATAGAAACACTTTAACAGGTAAAATCTACTTAAAACCTACGAAGGCGTTAGAATTCATTGATATCGAATTCTTTATCACTCCAACAGGAGCTTCGTTTGAAAATATCTAATAAAAATTATGGGGGGAGTTAAATTCCCCCCTTTAGCCAAATGAGAGAAAAATTAATAGAGGGGTTTAAGGATAAGGGTTCACCAGACATGAAATATTATGCGTTTGATTGGGACGATAATATTGTACACATGCCAACAAAAATCATTGTTAAAACAGAAGACGGTGATGAAGTGGGTATGTCAACTGATGACTTTGCGGAACATAGACACCATTTAGGTAAGGAACCTTTTGAATATAAAGGTGAGAAAATCGTTGGGTTTGCTAACGACCCATTTAGAAACTTTAGAACTGAGGGGGACAAAGATTTTTTAATCGACTCAATGAGAGCCAAAGAAGGACCAGCTTTTGATGATTTTAGAGAAGCAATTAATAATGGTTCAATATTTTCAATTATTACCGCAAGAGGACATAATCCAAATACTTTAAAGCAAGCAGTTTATAACTACATTATAAATGATTATAATGGGATAAATAAAGAAGAACTTCTTAAAAATCTTAAAAAATATAGGTCGTTTACTGACGAGGATGAAATGAGTGATGATGAACTAATCAAGTCATATTTAGAACTTAATAAGTACCACCCCGTTTCTTTCGGTGACGAAGGAGGAGCCCAAAATCCTGAAGAGGCAAAGGTCCGTGCAATGGATGATTTTGTAAGTTATATTAAAGGAATGGCCGCAGTATTAAACAAAAAGGCTTTTTTAAAGAATGATGTTAATAATAACTTTATACCTAAAGAACCATCTATAGGCTTTTCAGACGATGACCCAAAGAATATAGAAGTAATGAAAAAACATTTTAAAGATAAACCAGATAATATAGTAAGAACATATTCTACAACTGGAGGCGTTAAAAAAGAAGTCTAGTTAAAGAATACAATTTTTAAAAATTTAAGTAAATAGAAAAATTTTTGAAACAGGATATATTTATCGTTATAAACATAGAAACAAAATTTAAATAATATGGCTGATTTACTGATGAAAATGCCGATTCCTTATGAACCGAAACGTCAAAACCGATTCATTTTAAGGTTTCCATCGAGTTTAGGAATTAATGAGTGGTTTGTAGAATCTGCATCTAGACCGCATATCACAATCGCAGCAACGGAAATTCCGTTTTTGAACACCTCAACTTTTGTTGCAGGTAGATTCAACTGGCAAACAATTAACGTAGTCTTTAGAGACCCAATTGGTCCTTCTGCGTCACAAGCTCTTATGGAGTGGGTACGTTTACATGCGGAATCAGTAACAGGTCGTATGGGATACGCAGCAGGTTATAAGAAAGACATTGACCTTGAGATGTTAGACCCAACAGGAGTTGTTGTTGAGAAATGGATTCTTTATGGAACATTCTTGACAGATGTTAACTTCAACGCATTGGCCTACAATACAGATGCTTTAGCGACAATCGCAGCAACTTTAAGAATGGATAGATGTGTGTTAGTTTACTAATACTATTTATAAAAAATTTAGAACTATTATATTTAACCGTAAAGCACATAAACTTTACGGTTAATTTTTTATATGGATAATCAATCAAAAGAATACGGACAGGCAAACTTCTCCCTTCCCCATGACGTGGTACCATTACCATCTCAAGGTATATTCTACAAAAACAAAAAGAAATCAGTCAAAGTCGGTTATCTTACTGCCAATGACGAGAACTTATTAATGGCTGGTGGTGAAGATATGACACCAAACCTTTTAAGAACTAAAATTTACGAACCTGACTTACGAGTTGAGGAAATGTTAGAAGGTGATGTTGAGGCTATCTTAATCTTTTTAAGAAACACTGCGTTTGGACCTGAAATGGAAGTTACATTAACTGACCCGACAACAAGAAAATCATTTAAGACAACTGTATCATTAGAACAATTATCAATTTTACAAGGACAAACTCCAAATGAAGATGGTACATTTATTACGACTTTACCAAAATCGCAAACAACGGTTAAGTTAAAACCAATGACTTATGGTGAAATTTTAGAAAACCAAAGAATTGCCGATTCATACCCTGTAGGCAGAGTAGCCCCAAAGGTTACATTAAGACTTCAAAAAGAAATTGTTGAAGCAAACGGTTCAACCGATAAAGGCGAAATCGCCAAATTTATAGAGCAGATGCCAATCGCTGATTCAAAATTTATAAGAAACTTTATGAGTGAGAATGAGCCAAGATTGGATATGACAAGAGTAGTAATGACCCCATCAGGAGATAGATTGACAGTTAATGTCGGTTTTGGGGTGGACTTTTTTCGTCCTTTCTTCTGATTATAGGAAAAGTCAGCTCGATGAGTATTACTATTTATCGACATTATTAAACATATCGTATCAAGATTTTCTGATTATGCCACTCTTTATGAGAAAGTATTTATTAGATAAATGGATTGAAGACAATAAAAAGGACTGAAAAATCAGTCCTTTTGTATTTATATAAATCTAACACAATAGAATTATGGCAGAAGAAACCCCAAAAACCCCAGCAGAATATGCTGACATGATGAAAAAAGCGACAACAATTAATGCCGCAGATTTTGCTGAAGCGTTTGAAAGAGTTGGTTCAGTTGCTCGTGAAGTTAATAATACTTTTGGACAGAGTAGAGAACGAATTAATGAAGTTAAAGTTGCTCTTACAGATGCCCTTCCCAATGTTGTTAGATTAGGTGGAGATTTAGGGGCTGTTGGTGAAACTATTGGTCAAATTGCTGAAGCCTCAAGAAGAAACGTTGTTGCTAATACTGAAGACGTTCAGAAGTTATATGCCAGTACTAAAGTAATTGGTGGAAGTGTTAAAGAAATTGCGGATGGATTTTTAAATGTTGGTGTTGGAATTGAACAAGTTGGTAAACAATTAGAAGATTCGGTTAACTATGTTCGTAGTATAGGTGGAAACACCAAACAAGTGATGGGAGATGTTAGAAGTAACATGGAACAAATGAATCGTTACCAATTTGAGGGAGGGGTTCAAGGTTTAACCAAAATGGCAGCTCAAGCTTCAATGTTGAGGTTTGATATGGGAGAAACATTTAGACTTGCGGATAAAGTATTAAATCCTGAAGGAGCTATTGAAGTAGCGGCAGCCTTTCAAAGATTAGGGGTTAGTGCTGGTGCCCTTGCTGACCCATTCCAATTAATGAACCAGTCGATTAATGACCCATCAGGACTTCAAAATAGTTTGGCAGATGTTGCAAAACAATTTACCTATTTTGACGAAAAAACAAAAACTTTCAAGATTAACCCACAAGGTGTATTAACTCTTAGAGAGATGGAACAACAAACGGGGGTTAGTGCTAAAGAGATGAGTAAAATGGGATTAGCGGCTGCTGAGTTAGACCAAAGACTTTCATCTATTAACGCTGCAGGACTTAAACTTGGAAGTGAAGAAGACAAACAATATTTAGCAAACATTGCTAAAATGGGTGAAGGTGGACAGTATGAAGTTAAACTTACAAATGAAAAAGGAGAATTAGAAACAAGAAAACTTTCTGAACTTACTCAAGACGAATTTGACAAGTTAATTAAAGAACAAAAAGAAGGTCCTAAAACAATGGAAGAGATTGCAAAATCTCAAATGACTATTAGTGCGGATATTGCTGGTAATGTTTCAGCAATTAAGTCTGCAGTTTTAGGGGGAGCGGTAACACAAAAAGATGTCTTAACTGGTTCAGAAGCTATTAGAAAATTATCTTCAAGTTTAACGGGAGCATTATCTAAAAACTTTAGTTCTCCACAAAAAGTTAGAGATACACTTACCGACTCTTTTGACGACGTAAAATCATTATTTAAAGATATTGCAAATAAAGACGTTTCAACAACAGACGCGTTATCAAATTATTTAACTAAAGCGGGAGTTCAATTACAAGATTTAAGTAAGGATGCTCAAGCAAATATAATAAAAACATTACAGGAAACACGTTCACAGTTAGGTGATAAAAATGCAATTGATAGAAACGCCAGAAGTTTTATTGACCAAATGTTAGGTGAAACTAAAACCCAAACAACTAGAAATACTGGTGATGGAAACAAACCAATTTCAAGTTTAATTGAAGGTACCAACGCTACATCTAAAGTTAAAGACGTTGTTAGTAGTAACGGTGGGCCATTTGGTGGAGGAAATAAATCACAAGTAGATTTTGGAGGAGGGATTAAAATTGATGTCAACTTCAATGGAGGTGCCGAAAATTTAACAAGTGCTCAAAAAGAAGAGATTACCAAAATGCTTATTGAAAAAATGAATAGTACGGATATGAAACAATATATGATTGAGGTTAATACGCCAAATAACCCAACAAAGGCACCTATTGGAAAAACAGTAACAAGATAAACAAAAAATAGCCCTTAACCTATTTATTAATTAAAGATATTAATGGGAAGTCCTTTAGATTTTATAAATTCGGATGGTTTTAGAAAGAAACTTATAACTAGGAACTTAACGCCTTATGCTAAGTCCCCTAACAGACCTACGCAACCTATTAATACTGAATACATTCAATCAGATACATCAGTTCAAGATAGTCCTGACCAATTAATTGATGAGCCATCTTTTGCAAACAAATTATTCCCACTTAATCAATGGGGTAATGAAGGTGGTTACAAACAAGTTCCTGACCCAGGCGGGTTAATGAATACTAAGTCAAACGACGGTGAGTACGGATTTCAAGATGCCAACATTGTTGCTCAATCATTACCTGAGTCACAAAAGTGGAAACCACTTAACGTATTCTCTAATGGTGGACAAATACAATTAGATAGTGCTGAGTTCTTTGGTTCGTTAGACAAACCTCAAACAACAAACAACTACAACAACCAACCATACCCAACAACGTTTGTACCGTCAAACTATAGTCCGTTATCAATATTACTTTCCCAAGACCCTGGTGGAAGTAATGGTTTATTAAGTCAGGATTCATTTATTGCCAAATTAGGCGCTCAAACACTTAGACATGAGTTTGAACAAAGAATTGCCACTCAAATTAGACAAGATACTATTGGAAGAGCTAACATTTTAAATGTTAATAGTGGTACTGATTTGGTTAATATCATTACAGGTAATGTTCCGTTAATTGAACCAAACTATACAATTACCATTACTGCAAACCCAATACTTGCTGCAGCCAATTTTGCGTTAAGATTAGGAGGAAGTATATTACCAACTTCAACAATACCTGGTTCTTATTTTGACCCAAATACTAATCCAGGACCACAGACGACAATACAACAAATGTCCAATGCGTTTAGACGTAGTGGGGTTGGTAAATTTTTTAATAGACTTATGGGTGGTGGAGACACTGGTTCTCAAATCATGTTTAATAACATGGGAGCAGGACAAAGGTCAAGACTATTCAAAAACATTGATTACAACAGATACAAACCAAACTTTCCAAGAACGTTTATTGATAGAGCTGCTGGAGTACTTACAGGTACTCAATCGGATAATAGTAATTTCTATGTAGGTAGTATAAGTTCTAATCCTTCACAAGTTTTTTCACCAGCTGGTGAGGTACCTGTTAACGCTTATGGTATTGAACAACAATCTCCTGTTTATGGACCATCTGAGTTAGCTCAACTATATGAAGGACCAAGTAAAGAAATTAAGTTAGGAGCTAATGGACCTACATATTCAAATGGTGGAGGTATTGAAGGTGGATTTACGTGGGTATCACCTAAGTATAAGGGTAATGCTGGTAAGACAGTTGGTATCGGAGGATTGATTGTTAATGAGGACCAAGACTTTAAACCATCATCATACAATTCAACTGAGTCAACTGAAAGAACATTTAAACAAGGTTCAATCTTAGACCAAACACAAAGAATAATTGATAGCCAACCTCAAGGAGGTAAAAGACTACAACACGTAGGTAATGCGATTGACCAAGTAAGTAAAGTATTTAACGACGGGTATAAAGAAATGACTAAGGGTTCAAGAGTTTATAAATACACTGGAGCTATTGGTCAAGAAGTTGGAACTGAATACTGTAGAGTATTTGCTAAAGACATACCTTACCTACAATACAATGACCTTCAAAAAGTTGATGGTATTACGGTTAGTGGTAGAAGATTCTCTGATTCGGTATTAGATAATACATACAACCTTAACATTGCACCAAATAAGATGGAGGGAGGACATAGTTCTACTAACATAATAGGCGGAGCGGGTAATACGGGTTACGCCAAAAAATATATGTTCTCATTGGAGAATTTGGCTTGGAGAACAGGTGCGCCAGGTAACTCTGTATCGGATTTAGCGGTCTGTGAGAGAGGTCCAAATGGTGGACGAGTAATGTGGTTCCCTCCTTACGGATTGACCTTTAGTGAGTCTGTATCGGCTAACTGGAACAGTTCAGACTTCTTAGGAAGACCTGAACCTATTTACACTTATAAAAATACACAAAGAAGTGGAACTTTAACATGGAAAATTGTTGTTGACCATCCGTCTGTATTGAATGTTATTGTTAATAAAGTATTAAACAATGAAACTAATAAAGTTAGGATTGATGGTATTTTAGATTCATTCTTTGCTGGCTGTAGAAAGTATGACCTATATGAACTTGCTAAAAAATATTATACAATTCCTCCTGGCGAGTTATCTTACTTACAAGATGTTATAACTTCTAAAGAGGCAACAAAAGAAGAACTTCAATTTATTAAAGAAACTATTCAAACAGGTAAAGATGCTCCAAATAAAGGTGGAACAGTTGTTGCTCAATCTAATTCGTTAGGTAAAGATTATTTTGGAAAGTATATAAATATTGGCGCGTACTTTGGAAATGATTACCCAAAACCAAACACCGCACCAAACTACACAACAGAGTATGTTAGATATACCAGTCCAAGTAACGTTAATTTATATACTCAAAAAAATAACGGCGCGGCATTAGGTAACTTCTTTAATAAAGCTGTTACACCAAACTATCATGTCTTAACAGGAATGACGTTAGATTTAAAAAATCAACTTACACAATACCCTGATGGTAGTGTAACGATTGTTATTGACTCAAGTTGTTCTGCTCCAGCAACTCAAACTTATAATATTGAGTTATCTAAAAGAAGAATCGCATCACTTGTTAAGTTTTTTGAAGAAGACCCCAATACAGCTCCATTTATTAACAAAAGATTACTAATTAAACAAGGAAAACCGTTTGGTGAAAATCAAGCTGCCGCTCAACCACTTATGGCAAGTGCGGATACAGGACCATATACTGCTGATAATGTTAAAACTGCGGGACAAACCTATAATTGTGGAGATAAGGATGTTAATACACCAGGAGGAGATACTCAATCAGGGTCAAAAGATATTTATACTGTACCTTCAATGGCTTGTAGAAGAGCTTATATCTCACAAATCGAATCTACATTATCTGCCCCAATATTACCACCGCCACCAAACTATACTGAGGTATTAGTTGGAAATGTAGTAACAACTACAGTTAGAACTGAAGAAGTTGTTGAACAACGAATTAGAAGAGATAATATTACCAAGAGAGTGTTAAGAAATTTGTTATCTGAGTGTGATTACTTTGAAACAATTAAAACGGAAACACCAATGGTCTATGACAATTTAAAAGATAAGTTGAAATTTTTCCAACCAGCGTTTCACTCAACAACACCTGAAGGATTGAATACAAGACTTACTTTCTTACAACAATGCATGAGGCCTGGTAATACAATACCAACAATTAAAAAGAGTACCCCAAGTGGAAAACCTGTGTTAGAATATAACAATGCTGTTAATACAGCATTTGGAGCGCCACCAGTCTTAGTATTAAGAATTGGAGATTTTTATAACACTAAAATTATTCCAACATCATTAGGATTAACTTATGAGGAATTAGACCTTAATCCTGAAGGTATTGGTGTACAACCAATGATTGCCAACGTAACAATGGGATTTAACTTTGTTGGAGGTAGTGGATTAAAAGAATCAGTAGATAGATTACAAAATGCTTTAACCTTTAATTACTACGCAAACACTGAAATTTATGACGATAGGTCTACTGTTACTGCTAACGAAGATTTCTTAAAAGTATTAGATGAAGAATTTTGGAAACAAGATACGGTATCAGCACCAGCAATAAATCAAGCAGTACCTAATGCGGGTCAAAACAATAATGGAACTGTGGGTACAATTCTTACTAATGTTATAACTGCAAGTGGAGAAACTGGTACATTAAGTTATTCTGATTTCATGTCACAAACTGTTACCGACACACAAACATACTTTACAACTATTGTTAACAAAACAAAAGAAACTGTTAATCAATATAACAACGCGGTAAGACAACAATGGATGTTACAACGTTCATACACTCAAGGAAATCTTAGTGTGAGTGCGTCAACAGTATCATTGTTTGGTAAACCTGCTAATGTTGAAAAAAGATTTGATGAAATTTTTGGCACGTTTGAAAAAAATATTAAAAACGGTGACGAGCCATTTTTACAATTCATTGCCGCAAAGGTTAGAGATTTCTCGCCAAGGTTAACAGGAACAGTTCAAGAGAACTATTTTAATTTTGTTAAAAATAAAAGAAGTTCTTTCCAAAACGCAGTATCAAAAATAATACAGGACCTTACAACCGAAGAACAAAAGTACATTCAACGTTTAGGTAGAGTTAATCTTATAACATTCCCTGGTACACCTAACACAGGTACAGATGGATTACAAGGTAAAACAGGTAATGCTAAAGTATATGTAACACTTGGAACTTCTTCAGCTTCAACAAGTTCTACAGCAACAAATACATTACAAGAATTAGTGCAAGACGTTCAAAAGATACAAAAAAATATTGAAGAGTTTAATGAGGCGATATGGTCAAACACAAAATTTACTTATAATGCGACTGAATATGAAGGTAAGTTAGTTTTCCAAACAAATAATGGAGTGTCTAAAGAGGTTACGGTTGAACAAGTTTTTTTACCTTTTAGTACAAACCCATCATTTAGTAATAATGTTGAAAATTATCCATTTAGAAGAGAATATATGATTATGTCTGAAGATGTTCTTGATGAAAAAAAATATGAAACATTTAAAAAAGCACTAATTGGTAATATCATTGGTAATGCATCTATCATTGGAAAAGGTGCTGATAATATTGAAGCGGTATTTGATGCCTATTGGCAACAAACTGCTAAGCCAGTATTTTTAAGTGAGAATAACATTACTAAGGCGTTTATTGAAAATATGGAAAAAACAAAGTTAAAAAACTTCTTGGTATATACACCGTTTGATAAAAAAGAAAGAGTCTTTACGTACACTATTGAAAACGCGGCTGTTGCTCAAGTTAAAACATCACAACAAAATATGATTAAAGGATTGGGTGCAACAACAAATCAAAACACAAATAACAACACTTGGAATGATACTAATGGAAATTCAACAGGTGCATACATATCTAAAGCAAAATTAAACTAATGGCATTTCAATATTGGAATAGATATAGTGATTTTTTAATTAATGGAGAGCAAACAGTTGTCCCGTATGTTTATATGCCTCAAAAGGCAACCGATGTATCTTACATATATAAAATTGCTCAAAGTAGATTAGATAAGGTATCACAAGAATATTATAGCTCACCTGTATTTGGGTGGTTAATACTTCAAGCAAATCCACAATTTGGAGGACTTGAAAACAATATATATGATGGAGCGGTGTTGACTATTCCTTTCCCATTACTACCATCTTTACAGGACTATAAAGCGGCGTTAGAAAATCATTTTTATTATTATGGCAGGTAACTTATCACCAGACAAGAGTGGAGACATATATGTTGAGTTTGACTATAATAACCTCATTTTAGTCGACCCAAACAAAACAATTAGTAATGGAAAAATTCAAGAAAGATTAGTTGACCATGAAAACTTAGTTATGTATGCTAATTTAGAGGCCGATGTTTTACCAAGAACAAAATTAGCGGTTGGTATTAGCCCTGAAGATAGTGGAATAAGAACAATTTCTGTTGCAAAACTTAATTTTCTTAAACCAAGTAAAAATAATTATTTAGGGACAGGATATTATGATGAATTAACGGGACAAAATACTACTAAATTTGATGGAACTAATCAACCTGCTCAAATAGGGCAACAACCTAGTGGAGGAGCAAAACCGTTTTTTACAAATAGTGTTGCCAATGAGACGAATGTAATTGATAACGGATTATTAGGTATTACAAGTATTAATATTACAACCAATAGTTCGTTTATACCATCGGTAACAATGCAATTGGAAGATGTTCAGGGTAAAGCATTGTTTCAATTAGGAAACAATTCACCATACTCAGCCTTTTTTAATTTACCTTATCCACCATTTTACTTAACTCTTAAAGGGTTTTACGGACAAGCGGTAAGATACCAACTTAATTTAGAAAAATTTCATGCTGCGTTCAACTCATTTAGTGGAAACTATCAAATCAGTTTAACATTCAAAGGTTATAAATTTAACATATTGAATGAGATTGCTATGGGACACTTATTAGCAACACCACACATGTATTCTCAAAGGTTTAATTTTTCACAAACACCAGTAACACCTCAAGCGTCAAATAAATCAAATGAGTCTCAATCAAAAGTACAAGCTACAATTGGAGCTAATAGTAGTAATAGTAGTGACGCTGTTGTTACTGAATTAGTTACGGAAATTGGATATCAAAAAATTGTTGAAGTTTATAGTGAATACAAAGCCAAAGGTTTAATACCTAAAGACTTACCCGAGCTTACGCTAATTCAATTAATGGCAAAATTGGATACATTTGAACAAAACATTACAAATTCTTTTCCTAAAGCTGATGTTGAACCTTTAACTAATATTAGAAATTATAAGGATATTTTAACCCAATATTTTACAAATATTAGAAATTCAAATAGTTCATGGTTTAATACATATTTGAACCCAAAACCAATTTATTTAAAGGATAATAAAAAAGTTTATGTTTTTAATACCACAAATGAAACTACTAAGACAGAGGCACTATCATTATTAGATAGTAACATCAAAAAATTTAATGATGCACTTGCTGGGAATACAACCCTTGGAGCTAAAGGAGCATCCCCAATCCCAAATCCAATTAAATTGGACATGATTGTAATTGAAGCTCCAAGTGACTCTCAAATTGATTGGGTTGAGACTACAAGAGCTCAGACAGGGATTATAACACCAACTCGTGAATCAATAGAATCGGTTCAATCTAAATTTATTGGAATCGTTAATAATATTGAAGTAACGGATGTTAATGGAAGAAATAGTTATACTTTATCAAAAGAAAAATGGTTTGTGTTTGAAGGAGAGGGTAAATTTGATGCAACAATATCATCTTTAGAAACAACGGCAAATAAAAAATTATCAGAATATGAGTCAATAATAACCGAGGCTTTATTAAGAAAGATTGAAGATAAAGATACTGGACTTGGGTTTAAGCCTACGGTTAGAAATATGATTGCGGTTGTCATGGCGTCAGCAGAAGGTTTTATTAGATTAATGGATGATGTTCATACTAAGGCTTGGAATGTAAAATACGACCCTGTTAGAAAAGCGGCAATTTTAGATAATGACGCCTCAGCACCAAGTTCTGAAACTAGAGACCATGTGAAACAAACACAAGGTTCTTTATTAGGTAATACCGCAGCTGAGAACGCACAAATTCCTGTATATCCTTGGCCACAATTTTTTGTAGAAACACCCGAAGACAAAAAGGGTAGGTTCCAATTAAAGTATATTGCGGACCCAACAGTTATTGATAGAACAAAAGGAGGCGATTATTCTAAATGGCCTGAGGTACAATTTGTGGAAGAGTATATGAAAGGACTTACAATGAAGTTTCAAAACCCTACTGCCGCCCCTCCATTGGCAAATCAAAGAGATACAAATATTATTAATATTAACCCAATTGAATTTCCGTCATTAGGAATTGCCTATGAGAATAAAGAAGAAATTAAATTTTATTATGAAATATGGGAGAGACAATTTTTAACTTCACACTATTCAGGGTTAGTTAGGGCTAACTTAGGTCAAATTAATGACTTACTTAAACTTAATATTGAAACTGAGGTTAGCAATATTACAACAAGTTTAGGGGTGAGTTCACCATATATTACGTTCAAATTAAAAAATTATGGGTTAAACGCATCTAACTACGAACAATTTTTGAGTACCATATCAAATATGGGTACAGGTAGAGCATATCAAGACCATATTAGAGATTTCTTTGTAACACCATATATTAAATCTATCACTAATAATTCGTATAGTGTATTAAGTATTAATGACTTAGGTAAAATACCACAACTTAGTACCAAGTCCGAAGCTCTTGCAAAATTAATTGCGAACGCGTCTAACGAACCTATGGTTGTTGATACCTTACCATTTACTGACTCATCATGGTGTTTAAATAATTTAAATCAAAGTTCGACATCTTTTGGTACTCAAGTTTATGATACTAAAAAAACATTAAAAGTTTTTGAACCAAGAAAGATTATCTCAAACTTTAGTGACGTAAATGACTATAAAACAAATAGACCTGTAACTAACTTTTCTTATTTGTTAAGACAAAACCCAACTTTAGTTGCTATAGCTTCAGGAATTTATCCAGGTGCAATACCAGGGTTATCATCATTTTATACAACAAGGACACCTAATAATTTTATTGCAACTGAGGGTTATTGTGACTATACAACACCAACAGGGTTTTTAGGACCGAGAACAACAACATCAATGTTGAATACACCATACTTTGTTAATGCAATTCAAAACGGGGTTGCCAATTCAAAAACTAACGACCAATACCCTTATGTTCAAGCGGCGTATCTTTTTCTTAATTCATTACCATTAGCGAGTTTAAGAGAAAAATATAAAACAACAACTGACGGTACAATAACAACTGACGGCCCAAAAATAACTGATTTAGATTATATTGCTTCGTGTTTTAATAAATTTGGTGCAATACATAAAATACCATACGCTTGGATGATAAAGTATGGTTCCGTTTGGCATAGATATAAAAAATATAAAGATACTGGTGTTGATATTTTAACAGATGTTTGGAAAAACTTTGACTATAGTTTAAACTACGACCCAATTTCAGGGAGTACTACAAAACCGTATGTATTCAAATATAGTGGTGTTGATAGAACTGTTGTATTACAAGATGAAACAACGACTGACGCAAATATGCAAGTTGGATTCTACCCTAAGTTAGTTAATGATTTTAATATTTTTTATAATGGGTATAATTTGTATAGTGGATATACTAATCAAGAGATACAAGAAAGTGTTAATGGTGGATTAAAAATGTATAACTTTTTGGATTCAAACATTAATAATGCTACCCAAGGAACTAAAAATTTAAGATTAATTACATGGTCTGTTTTAGTACCTGATTTAACACCTGAAATATCTGTAGATTGTGACCCTAAAGATAATACAAAGGGAGAACAATATTTTGTTATACCATCTTTTGGTACACCATTAAACCAAACAGTAGGAGCATGTATAACAGGTGTTACAACTTCTGTTGGAACCAAAGTAAATTTAACATCAAATAATAGTGTATATAATGGTTCAGTTAGATGTTTATGGTCAGCCCCAAATTTTGGATATTACGATAATAATCAAATAGCATACCCAAATCCTGATTCATATCTTAATTTTATTAATACAGGAAACACTCAAACACCTGTTCATTTTTTAAGTACAAATTCATATTCAAAAATTGAAGAAGTATTTTCGGTTTTTGAAAAAAGAATTTTAGATACTTTTGAACAAGAGTTTTTAAATTTCTCAAAGTCTATGAGTAACACGGATGTTAGTGACTATACTGTTACTTTTGGACAAAGTCCCGTTAATATAAATGCCAATTACAAAAACTTTCAATCGTTATTTAAAACATTAATGATGGTACCTGCTCAATCTAAAGGACAAACAGACACTGATTATTTTAATGGGACAATCCAATCACAATATGACGTATTTCAAAATGGAGTTAGAGCGTTTATGGAATACGATATTATTTTTAGGTATGGCAATCCATCTAATTATGATTACAGAATTTTTAATTCCTACCTGTCATATAACGGACAACAATTAGTTGTTGACCCAATAACATTTAATCCTTACGTTAAAGGAACTTTACCAATTAACGGGGGAACGTTAACACTAACTCAATCTAAATTATTAAATCCTACAGCTTGGAACGCACTTGAAACTAATGTTGGATTCTCCACAATTAGTGGAGTTACCTATACATCTAATGGTTCATATATTACGGATTTCTTTATTGATAATAACATTGAGTTCACTGCTCAAAACGTGGTATTATTGACACCATTGATTAAAATGTTTGCAACTCAAAAGTTAAAGAGTCCAACAATGACTGTTGCACAATTTAAAAATAACCTTACTCAATATCTTGGTTTAGAAACAGATTTACAAAATAATTTCTTAAATGGAGTATTATCAGGTGTTAGAGCCGCTCTACCAAATCAACAACAAATTCCTTCTAGTACGGTACAAAGTGTTATTAGTGGAGAACAAAGTAAAGTTGAGAACTACGAAGTATTTAAGGCGTTAAACGATAAATGGATTTCTGGAGGTGATTACAAAACTAAAACACTATTTGAGGATATTATGTTTTTAGATAGAGCCTCAAGAAATATTGGTGATACTATCTTATTAGATATTTTTGATTTAAAATATATGTTTGGAGGAGGTAAAGGTAATGGAGAATACTCTCTTAACCAAGCCATGAGTGTTTATACTTTTATTAGTGGTATTCTTATTAAGAATAACTTTAATGTTATGAACCTGCCAGCATACGTTAATTTTTATAACGTACAAGATGTTGACGGAACCACAATTCCAAAGGCTGAAGGTTCGTTAGATTTTGCGAATAGTATGTGGGGTACATATTTGGATGTTGATTATAGAAAATCAGGCCCAAAAATGGTTTGTTTTTATGCAGGTAAACCTTCACAATATTTAGACCTACCTAAGGGAAATTTCAAGTTTAGAGACGATGCGTTTGAAATGAGAAGAGCTTCTGAAAACCCATTAATTGAAGACCAAAAAGGTAAAAAAGATTGGGCGGTATCAAATAAATGTGTTGGATTCAACGTGGATATTGGCATTAGAAATCAAAATATATTCTACTCGTTTAGTGTTAGTCAAGACAATGGTAGCGCAACATCAGAATCAATTAATACTCAATTGAATATGGTTGACCAATCGTCAGGTAGACAAACCGCAACACAAAACGTAAGTTTATATAATCTTTATAAACAAAGAAGTTATAAGTGTAGCGTTGTTTGTTTAGGTAACGCCTTATTACAACCAACAATGTATTTTAACTTAAGACATGTTCCAATGTTTAATGGCCCGTACATGATTCAAGATGTACAACATACTATACAACCTGGAAATTTTCAAACAACATTTACAGGGGTTAGACAGGGTATTTATGACTTGCCGGCAATTGATACTTTCTTACAGAGTATTAACCAAAATCTTATTACTAAGTTAGAAGAACTTCTTAAAATCAATAAAGATAGTGTGACAGTATCTGGAACAACAAACGCTATTAAAGCAAACCAAATTTCTCAAAAGGCGGATAATACTTTAGACACTACTAATTCTTGTGAAGGTAATGTTCTTAAAGTATATAATCCTGTTAATACACCTGGTAAATATGTTTCTGTTAAAGGTGATTTAATTCCAATAAATGAGAAAACATTGGCGGATACTTTAAAAAGATTATTTCCAAATAATGAAAGTCTTCAAACAATTGTGTATTGTATGTCGTATCTTAAAACTTTCCAACAAAACTCAAGTAGTAAAAATGGAGCGTTTAACGGATGGAATAATAACTTAGGTATGATTTCTTTAGATGTTGATTGGGGGTCTCAAACAACTCAATTATCGACGGTATATAGTTGTGTTAAGTCTAAAAGTAATGCGTCAACAAACATATCACACCCTGTGACACATTTTGACACTCTTGACTCATATGTTAGATTTATGGGAGCTAGAATTGAACCAAATATTCCAAGAATTTTAACAGGAGGATTGGCAAAATATTATATTTGTGATTGGCCAGGTTCTAATGTTAGTCCTGAGTATTACGACGCAAATACTACTGAATTTAAACCAACAACGGATACCTTATATAAGGCTTTAGATTCTGCAGTCAATGTTGGGTTGTCAAGTTTAAATGCTTCTAAAGATTTAAAATCTACCATCCAACAAAACATTAATAAAATAAAAGCCGCGTTAACAATAACAGCAACTACAACATCATCATTAGGGACTACGACAGTTACTCCACTTGTATCATCTTCGGGTGCTACCTCAACCAATTTATGTCCTCCGCCAGTATTTACATCATTTGCTCCGTTATCAGGATATACAGGAACAATTGTTCAAGTTAATGGTAGATATCTATCAACAACTAAAGAACTTAAACTTATGAATAAAGTTGTTCCGTTTAAAGATGTAACAATCTATAATGATGAAACATTGAGATTTATTGTACCTACGATTGCAACAGGAACTGTTGCGGCTTCAGGTAAAATTGAGATTAAAACTGACCATGGAACATTTACAGGGGCAGTATTGTTTAATTATAATCCAGCCTTAAGTGGTGTTACATCATCGTCGCCAGGTTCATATACGAATCCAGCAGCGGCAAATAAGATACCACCATATTCTGCAACAACAGGAACTACTGACACAAAACTTGTGTCGTCTAATCTTAACCCACAAAATACAGGTCCTATCATTCTTAGCGCGGTGACAGATACTAAAGATTCAATTGGAAGTAATACACAGTTAACGGTACAAGTCGGACCTGATGCAGGAGCTTGGAAAATCGACACACAACCAGAGTTCAATTACAAAGTTATTCAAATTACACCTGGACCTGATGGAAAATATAAAGGTGAAAGAATTACAACCGCAAGTGGAAGTAGATTGTTAGGATATGTTTCTGCTGACCAACAACAGTTCTCAATTAATAGAATCCAAATGTTGGATGAACTTAGACAAAATCTTGACGATGAAGAATTAGAAAATTCTAAAATTTATACAAGTATTGAACTTTATGTGAGACCTACAGATAAAGTTAAAAATCCTAAAGATGTTATTCAAACATATAATTTCAACTTATTTTTAACAGATAGAAATGTTGGAGATGCAATTTCAAATACTGTTACATCATCAACAACAGGGACAACAACAGGAAGAACATTTGCTCAAAAAACAATTTCAATAATTAAAGTTGGAGAGTATGATTCATTACAAGGTGATGGATGGCAATATTTTAACGTTAAGAAGCCAGCGGGTGGGTACATAACATTTAAATTTGATGCACCTGAATTTAGTACTGCTAATTATGGTAGCAAATATGTTGTTGATTTGAATAATGATTTAGTTTCATATAGTTCAAGTGGAGGTGATGACACCAAATATACCAATGTAGTAACGGTAAACAGTTTAGGAAGTTTTAAACTAAGAGTAGACTATCGACCTTATGGTTATACTGGACCAATAGGAGGTCAAGTGTTAACACAAACGGTATATAGCCCAATTTTCACTTTATAGCATAACAACATATTTATATAGAAAGATTCTTATGAACATAAAAACAGCATTAGACAACTACTTAGGAAAATCTACAAGATATTCTGAAGAAGATAACGGAGACGGAACAAAACAAGTATGTGACTTAGACACAGGGGATTGTTACACCGTTAGAGAAAGAGATGGACTTATCGAAAGAGCAGGTCATCAAGTTAACGTTAACAGAAAAGTTAGAGTAGAAACATCAAGAGGAATTAAACAACTATTAAACGGATAAAACAAATGAGTTTAGATAAAAAAATATTAAGTGAGATTGATAGATACAAAAGTATCAATCAATATATCATGGAACAAGCGGCTGACGTTGCTGCACCTGAACAAGATTTAGGGGCATTGGCACCATTACCAGGAGACGTAGGAGCGGGAGCTCCACCACCTCCAGCGGAAGCAGGAGCGGTACCACCCCCAGTGCCAGCACCAGCAGGTGGAGAACCTATAGATGTTGAAAACGACCCTGACGTTGAGAAACTTAACGACGATGGAGAGTCTGAAGAAAAAACAGATAAAGGTGAAGGTGAATCTGAAGAACTTGATATTACAGAATTAGTAGACTCACAAAAAAGTATTGAAACAAAACAAGAAGAATATTTTAACAATCTATTTGGACAATTAAATGATTTACAATCAAGACTTGGAGAGATGGATAACATCATGAATAAGTTAAATTCACTTGAAGCTAAGATTGAAAAATACAGAGAAAAAACTCCACAAGAAAAATTAGAATTAAGAACTTACGACTCATATCCATTCAATCAAAAACTTTCACAATTTTTTGATGATAAATCAGAAGAAATGGAAAAGACAGGAAAAAATGATTATGTTTTAACAGCTGACGAGGTCAAAGACATTAACGTAGCAGACATTAAAAGTTCATTTCAACCTGGAGGAGCTCCCGAAACGGACACATACAAAACTTCATTTAAATAATTTAAAGGTGTCGAAAGACACCTTTTTTATTTGACAAAACGCATAGACTCACCTATAATTGTATAACACATTTAATAATTTAAAACTTAAAAAACATGAGTTCATTAGACGCCGTATTGGCACAGTACGAAAAAACACAAAATGCATCGGGCGGGGCCCAAAGTAAAATGTCGCAAGACGAAAGAATGAAAAGGTATTTCGCTTTAATCCTTGGGGATAAAGAGAAGTCAGGTCAGAGAAGAGTAAGAATTCTTCCTACCACAGATGGTTCTTCACCATTTAAAGAAGCATGGTACCACGAAATCCAAGTAGGTGGACAATGGCAAAAGTTCTACGACCCAGGTAAGAACGATAACGAACGTTCACCTTTAAACGAGGTTTACGAAGAGTTAATTGCAACAGGTAAAGAGTCTGACAAATTGTTAGCAGCTCAATACCGTTCTCGTAAATTTTATATCGTTAAGGTTATCGACAGAGACCACGAAGAAGATGGTCCAAAATTTTGGAGATTCAAACACAATTACAAGAATGATGGTATCTTAGATAAAATCATTCCAATTTGGAGAAACAAAGGTGATATTACCGACGCTGAAAAGGGCCGTGACTTAATCATTGAGTTATCTAAAGCTAAAACTCCAAAAGGTAAGGAGTACACAACTGTATCTACAATTATGTACGACGACCCAGCTCCTGTTCATACAGACGCCGCACAAGCAAGTGCATGGATTAGTAATGAGTTAACTTGGTTAGATGTTTATTCTAAAAAACCTATTGACTACCTTGAAGCGATTGCTCGTGGAGAGACTCCAAAATGGGATACTGAAAAGGGTGGATATGTTTACGAAAGTAATTCAGTGGCTACCGAGTCTTTTGGTGGTGGAACTTCTAAATCTACACCAGCTGTAACTTTAGACCCACAATCGGATGACGAACCAGACGGAGATTTACCGTTCTAATTTATAACAAGGGTGGGAATCCCCCACCCTTTAATTTTTTTATAACATGACGTTTAAAGAAGAAATTGACTTACAGTTGAAAGACAATAAAGTATTGTCCTATGAAATCTTGAGTCAACTAAAAGACAAAGGATACTTCTCAGGTAGGGGTAAACAAATCGGTGATACTGTTTTGTTTGGTATGTTAAAAGAGGAAAGTGAAGAAGGAAAATTAAATCTAAGATTAGTAACTTTTCACGAAGAGGAGATAGGAGTTTTATATGAAGAAGATAATTTTTTCTATAATAAAACAAAGGCAAATAAATTACCCAACATTAAAAGAATAGAAAATGGCAATTAAGAAAAACGATTTTAAGTCTATTAAAGACAAATTCTCAACTTCAGCAAAATATAAACCTCAAAGGTTTTTTGACTTAGGACCTGATTTCTTAGACGCAGTTGGTCTACCAGGTCCTGCAGTAGGACACTTGAATATGTTACTTGGTCACTCAGATACAGGTAAGACAACAGCACTTGTAAAAACTGCAGTTGATGCTCAAAAGAAAGGTATTCTTCCTGTGTTTATTATTACAGAACAAAAATGGTCATTTGAACATGCCAAATTAATGGGGTTTGATTGTAATGAAGTAGTTGATGAAGAAACGGGTGAGTTAGATTGGGATGGTTTTTACATCTTCAACAATAACTTCAACTACATCGAACAAATCACCGACTACATTAACAACTTGTTAGACGAACAAGAGAAAGGTAACCTTGATTATAGTTTGTTATTCTTATGGGACTCAGTTGGTTCTGTACCATGTAAGATGACATTCGAAGGTAAAGGTGGTAAACAACACAATGCAAGTACTTTAGCCGACAAGATTGGTATGGGTATTAACCAAAGAATTTCAGGGTCTCGTAAATCAGATTCAAAGTATGAAAACACTTTGGTTATTGTTAACCAACCATGGGTAGAATTACCTGACAATCCATTCGGACAACCAAAGATTAAAGCTAAAGGTGGTGAGGCCATTTGGTTAAACTCATCATTAGTATTCTTATTCGGAAACCAAAAAGGTGCTGGTACAACTAAAATTACTGCAACAAAAGATAAGAGAACTATTAAGTTTGCATCAAGAACAAAAGTTTCTGTAATGAAAAACCACATCAATGGATTGGGTTATGAAGATGGAAAGATTATTGTTACACCACACGGATTCATTGCAGGTAAAGAGGCTACGGAAGAGAAAACTTCGATTGAAAAATACAAAAAAGAATACGCAGACTATTGGAAAGATATCATTGGAACCGATGGCGATTTTGATTTGAAAGAAGAAAAAGAAGATTAGTATATATTGTTTCACAATTTAAATCACGGATGTGATTAAGACATTATTAGTAGACGGAGACAATCTGTTTAAAATTGGATTTCACGGAGTTAGAGGGATGTATGATGGGGGTGACCACTTAGGTGGCATCTACCACTTCATTAACATCATAAAAAAGTTTCTTGAAGAACATAACTTGGATAAAGTTGTTGTCTTTTGGGACGGAGACTCGAACTCATCTATCAGGAAATCGATTTATCCACAATACAAGGCGAATAGAAGGAGGGACATGAACGAGTATAAGTACGAGTCATACCTTCAACAAAAATCTCGAGTTAAACAATATCTTGAGGAGATATTCGTACGCCAAGTTGAAATGATAAACAACGAGGCTGATGACTTGATAGCTTACTACTGTAAAGTATCGAATGAAGAGGATATCATTATCTTCTCTGCCGATAAAGACTTAACACAACTCATATCAGAAAGAGTTACCATATATTCTCCAATTTCAAAACAATACTTCAAGAACGGAGATATGATAACTATCAATAAGGTTGATATACCACATTATAATGTTTTAGTTACTAAAATTTTCACAGGAGACAAGTCTGATAATATCGATGGTATTGAAGGGTTGGGGGAAAAGACTTTATTAAAGTTCTTTCCTGAATTGTATAAAAAACCCTGTACTATGGAAGAATTGCTCTATATTGCACGAAATAACGAGCAAAAGAAAAAACCAAAAGCTCTTGAGAATATTTTGACTGGTAAGACAAAAAACGGTATACTTGGTGAGGAGTTCTATAATACAAATAAAAAGATTGTAGACCTTGAAACCCCACTTATAACAGACGAGGGTAAAGAACTCGTAAAACAAATACACACCGATACAATTGACCCTACAGATAGAGGATACAAAAACTTAATGAGAATGATGATGGAGGATGGACTCTTTAAGTACCTCCCCAAGAATGATGAGGCTTGGGTAAATTTCCTCAAACCATTTATGAAATTAACACGAAAAGAAAAACGCAATACAAACAAAAATTAAAACATGAGAGAGCAAGACAGCACAAAAATGGAATTTCTTTTGACATTGAATGACAACATTGTAGTTCAAAGATTCTTCAACGTTAGAGGGTATACCCCGAAAGCGAAAAACTCGATGGAGTTATATGAATTCATCCTGAGTTTGAAAAATGAATTACAATATGCCTTGAAAATGAAGACAGTAATTTACATGATGGACAACAGAGATGCAATTGAGCATGACCCATCAATTATGAACACATCTTATACGGATGGTCCTGAAATTTTTAACATTTATGTTAAAGTTGGAGAACAGACAATTTGTCATAGAGTTTTTGACGGAAAATTTTATCCACCAAAAGTTCGTTATACAGTGGACGTAAGACCATTTTTAAAAGAGGTTCTTCGCGAGTTAACTGACATTTTTTCAAACAACAAATTAACTTACGAATATTTGGAATTTGACCTTAGCAAGTAACTATTTAATTAATACGAGGGATAATTTTAAAACAATATATGAACAAAAATTTCGATTATTTAGGTAATACATTTCAGATACAACTACTGAATCAGATAGTTGTAGACAAAGACTTTTCATCGTCTATTATGGACGTGATTGAGTCATCGTACTTTGACAACAAGTACTTTAAAATCATCTTGCAGATGATAAAAGAATACTATGTAAAGTATGAATCAACTCCTAATTTTGAAACTCTTGACCAAATTGTTAAATCAGAAATTACACAAGAAATTGTTGCAAAAGTAGTTTTAGACACTTTAAAGCAAATAAAAGACGCACCTTTTGAAGGAACCGTATTTGTTCAGGAGAAGGCTTTAAAGTTCTGTAAACAACAAGAACTTCAAAAGGCGATGGACAAAGCTCAGAAGATTATTACTGAGGGTGATTTTGAGTCTTATGATAAAGTTGAGGGATTAGTGAGAAACGCGTTACAAGTTGGTGAAATTGACAAAGGACAAACGGATATTTTTGATAACTTGGATACCGTATTAGAAGAAGATTATAGACATCCAATTCCAATGGGGATTGCGGGAATTGACAGACTACTTAAAGGTGGTTTAGCTAAGGGTGAGATAGGTGTAATCCTTGCACCAACTGGTGTTGGTAAAACTACTATCTTAACCAAGATTGCAAACACTGCATTTAACTTAGGATACAATGTCCTTCAAGTATTTTTTGAGGATAACCCTAAGATTATTCAGAGAAAACACTTCACACTTTGGACAGGAATTGAACCAGACAATTTGGTGAAAAATAGAGATGAGGTAATGTCAAAGGTCACTGAGATTCAAGAGACTATGAAAAACAAATTGGTTCTTAAAAAGTTGGCATCTGATACTATGACTATGAATCAAATCAAAGGTCAAGTAAGAAAAATGATTGCAGACGGAAACAAAATTGATTTAATCATGTTAGATTATATCGATTGTATATTACCTGAATCAACAAGTAAAGATGAGTGGAAAGCTGAAGGTTCTGTAATGAGAGGATTTGAAGCAATGTGTCATGAGCTAGACTTAGTTGGATGGACTGCCACACAGGGTAATAGGTCTTCAATTTCAGCTGAAGTAGTGACAACCGACCAAATGGGAGGCTCAATTAAAAAGGCTCAGGTTGGTCACGTAATCATCTCTATTGCTAAGACCCTCCAACAGAAAGAAATGAATCTCGCAACTATTGCAATAACAAAATCTCGTTTAGGTAAAGACGGAGTAGTTTTTGAGAATTGTAAATTTAACAATGAGTTACTTGAAATTGATACTGAAAGTTCAGTTACATTCTTAGGATTTGAAGAACAACAAGAAGAAAGAAAACGAGACAGAGTAAAAGAGTTAATGGAGAAAAGAAAACAAAAAGAAGAAGAACAGAAACAAAAATCTTAATACAAAAAAACACAATTAATTATGGAAAAAATTTTAGTAGAGAACCCTAACAGGTTCGTAATATTTCCAATTCAGCACGATGATATTTGGGAGTTCTATAAGAACCACCAAGCGGCGTTATGGACAGCGGAAGAGGTTGACTTAACAAACGACATTAGAGATTGGAATAATCTTACTGAAAACGAACAATATTTCGTTAAAAATATATTATCATTCTTTGCGGCATCGGATGGTATTGTTAACGAAAATCTTGCCGAAAACTTCTATAGAGAAGTACAATACCCTGAAGCTAAGTTCTTCTACGGGTTCCAATTGATGATGGAGAATATTCATAGTTTGATGTATTCTTTATTAATTGATACGTACATCTCAAACGAAGAAGAGAAACACTTATGTTTCACTGCCTTAGATAACCTACCTGCAGTACAAAAGAAAGCAAAATGGGCTCTTGATTGGATTGATAACGCATCTTTCCAAGATAGACTTGTGGCATTTGCTGCGGTTGAAGGAATATTCTTCTCAGGGTCATTTTGTTCAATCTTTTGGTTGAAATCAAGAGGAATCATGCAAGGACTATGTAATGCAAATACTTTAATTTTTAAAGATGAAAACTTACATTGTGACTTCGCAATCCATTTGGTAAACAATCATTTAGAAAACAAACCAACTGAAAAAAGAATTAGAGAAATCTTATTATCTGCACTTGAAATTGAAAAAGAATTTATCACAGAATCTTTACCTGTTTCCCTAATCGGTATGAACTCAAATTTAATGAAACAATATCTTGAATTTGTAACCGATGGGTTATTAGTTAAATTTGGTTGTAAAAAAGAATTTAACGTCGAACAACCATTTAAGTTTATGGAACAAATCGCAGTTGAAACAAAGGGTAACTTCTTTGAGTCAAGAACGATGGAGTACCAAAAAGCAAAACTAAACGAAACATTATCATTTGATTCTGATTTCTAATTTACTATTTTTAAATCTATGATGTCACTAAAAATTAAAAAAAGAGACGGGGAAGACGCGTCCTTTAATCCGCAAAAAATATATAACAGAATTAAAAGAGCTGCTAAAGGTTTGAATGTAAATTCAGATGAAATCTTTATTAAAGTTATTACGTCAGTTCCAACGGAAGGTATTATTACAACTAAAGAATTAGATAAGCTTGTATATGAAATTGCTGCAGCTTATACAGGTAGTCACCATGACTATTCAAGACTTGCTTCATCAGTTGCGATTTCTTCTTATCACAAAGAAACTGATACAAGTTTCTCAAATACAATGCATACGTTACACGTTGATGGTATTGTACATGATGAACTAATGTCAATTATTGAAAAATACGGTCCGAATAAAATTGATGAGGTAATTAATCATGAAAATGATTATAACTTCGATTATTTTGCTTGGAGGTCATTACAAGAAATGTACTTGTTAAAGACACCTGAAGGTAAAGTTATTGAAAGACCACAACACATGTACATGAGAGTCGCTCTATGGGTGACTAACACATTTGACGAAGCTGTAGAATATTATAATTCATTATCAAACCAACGTATATCAAAAGCAACACCTATCATGATTAATGCAGGTACAAGAGTACCTCAATTAGCGTCTTGCGTGTTACATTACAACAACTCTGACTCGAGAGAAGGTTTATTGAAAACCTTGAATGACATCTCAACCTATTCTTCAGACGCTGCGGGTATTGGACTATCAATGTCTAACATTCGTAGTAAAGAAAGTAGAATTAAATCATCAGGAGGATTTGCTGGTGGATTGTTGAAGTACTTAAAAATAGTTAACGAGTCACTAAGATTCTTTAACCAACAAGGAAGAAGACCTGGTAGTGCCGCTATCTATTTAGAACCGTGGCACAGAGATATCATGGACCTATTAGAGATTAAAAAGAATACAGGTGCTGAAGAGTTAAGAGCTAGAGATTTATTTACCGCATTGTGGATTCCTGATAACTTTATGAGAGCGGTTAAAGACAATCAAGATTGGTACTTATTCTGTCCTAACGAAATTATTAAAGCTGGTATCAAACCATTACAAGAATGTTTTGGTGATGAGTATGAGAAAAACTATCAAAAGGCGATTGATTTAGGTATTGGTAGAAAAGTTAAAGCTCAAGAGATTTGGTCAAAAATTATTGAATCTCAAGTAGAAACAGGAGTTCCTTATTTATGCGCTAAAGATAGTGCCAATAAGAAAACTAACCACCAAAACATAGGAGTGATTAAACAATCAAACTTATGTAATGAGATTTATCAATACACTGATGAAGAGACAACAGCAATCTGTACATTGTCTTCTATAGTATTAAAAAACTTTATTATTGACGGTAAGTTTGATTATAAATTATTAATTGAAGAAGTTAGAAAGGCTGTAAGGGCTTTAAATAATGTTATCGACAAGAATAACTACTCAACTCAAAAAGGATTAAAAGGAGGTCTTGAACAAAGAGCGATTGCAATTGGAACTCAAGGATTAGCGGACGTATTTTATTTGATGGATTATATTTTTACATCTGAAGAAGCTAAGTCTTTAAACAAGAATATATTTGAAGCTATCTATTTTGCGGCAATTACTGAAAGTAATGACTTGTGTAAGAAAGGTATTAGAGAACCATATAAGTTCTTTAAAGGGTCACCAATGTCAAAAGGTATTTTCCAATTTGATATGTGGGGATTAGATGAATCTGATTTATTTTTAAATTGGGAGAAGTTAAAAGAAGAAGTTAAAGAATATGGAGTTTGTAATTCATTATTTACTGCTCAAATGCCAGTTGCATCTTCAGCTAAAATTACAGGTTCATTTGAAATGACAGAACCAGCTCACTCAGCTTTATTTAATAGAAGAGTTGTTGGTGGTGAAATTATGATTGTTAACAAGTATTTGATTAATGATTTTGAAAAGATTGGTGTTTGGTGTGAGGATTTGAAAAATGAAATTATTATAAACGAAGGCTCAATTCAAAATATTAAT